CTCTGGGGGTGCATCCGCGCTTATCCATTACCTACGCAACTTCGATCTGACGGGCGTTAACTTGAGACTAGTACCGCAGACCGATGCGCTTACCGATCAGAAACTTGAGGCAATGGACACCATCAACGCGTGGCTATTCAACTGCCTGATGAATGGTGAGATGCGTGAAAACAGGGTGGCAGGCAATGTTGTCCAGTTCGGTGAGGAATCTCCGAAGTCTGAGGTGTATGACATCTACGTCAGTAGCCTGAGAAATAATAAGTTTGAAGTCCCCGTTAAAGAGAACGTCTTTTGGAAGCGACTCAAAGAGTTCAGCGGGATCTTCACAGACAGCGGACAAAAAGGCGCGAGTCGTATGCGCCACGCAAAGATCAACACAGTTGAGGCTTCGCGGTTCATATTTGAGTCAGTTAATAATCTTAAAAACATAGAGTGGGCGACAATGGACACAGGTGCTGAGTCCGATGTGTTTGACCCCGACAACTGGGAGTTATAACAATGGGTAAAGGTAGCAAGCAACGTCCAACGGACTTTGAAAGTTTCTCTGCTAATTTTGATGCTATATTTGGTAAGGGCAATGTGAAAGATTACTCCGATGAGGACATAGGTAAGGAAGAAGAAAACGATGATGATGATGAGGACGACAGGTCATACGATTATAGGTGCGACACCTGTGGTGGTCTTGATGGCGATGATGTGTATAAGGTCGAGACTGTAGACCATGAACCTTATGGGGACAGAAGCGTAGCGCGTGTAAGCTATGAGGTCTTTTGTAACCAGTGCGGCTGTGAGGTTGAGTAGCCGCGACAGTTCCCGATGCGATCAACCCTCATTGATTGCATTAGCTTCACCCCCGCTTCGGCGGGGTTTTTTATGCGCGGTCAAAAATCAATAGACAACTAAAGGTTGACAATACAACTTTAGTGGTTATAATGTGAAGCATAACTTACTAAAACAGGTGGCACAAAATGACAAACTCAGAAATCAAAAATAAGGTAGCATCGGAAATGGCAAGTGAGGTAGGTATTCCCGAAATAGTAATGGTAAATATGATTTTAAAAGATGCAGAGTTGAAAGAAACATTTTGTGAGAGAGTAAACAAAATACTAGCTAAACAATAAGCAAACAGCCCCCGAAAGGGGGCGACAACATAACTGTAATAGTTATAATACAAAAATTGAGGAGAACGATATGGAAAAAGCACACTTACACCTCATCAAATGGGGTTTGGATAAAGGCTACCTGATTGAGGTAGATATTGAGGGCGAGCCTGAGTATAAAGGTTCTAGCTTTGCGGATGCCAAAGAGGCTAGTGAGGCGGGTGAGACTGGCTGTATATACCTAATCACTGGCAAAGGTGATTCGGATTACGCATGGTTTGGTTATGTCCATGACTACGACCAGAAGCCCGAAGAAAAGATTTACGATTACGGCATTTGCGATGTGTCGGAGGCGTGGCAGAAAGACTACGATAAACTAGCCGCGACAAATTAACCGCGACAAATTAACCGCGACAAATTAACCGCGACAAATTAACCGCGACAAACGCACCGCGACAAACGCACCGCGACAAACGCACCGCGACAAACTTGGTTTTTCCTCGTTATATAGAGCCAAATTTTAGACCACCATCAAACCTTGTTTTGTTGGTGGTTTTTTTTAATTAATTTTTATTCATTAATGAGTCAATCAAAAGTTGACAATGAAAGTGTATGGAAGTATATTTGACACATTACTCACTTTATATAGGTACTTTATACATGAACTCAATTAATAAAAAATATCAGTCCTTGCTACTGCGCGTGTTAAAAGCTGACCGCAAGTTGTCCGACCTTATAGACAGCAATCATCGTGAGATGGATGACGTTTGTTGCGATGACCCAAAATATTACCGCTTAGAACAAAAGCATTCCAACGCAGAATGGAAAGCGCAGGGTCGACTCAATGAGATGTTTGCTGATCTACCAAAACGCGAGCAGGCAAACTTTAACAAGCAATATAAAGCGCAGTTTGGTTATGACTGCTACGCGCTTTAGTTTCGGAGGCTATAAAATGACAGACTTTAATTATAAAGAATATCCAAACAGCACTTTGCAATATGCTATTGCTCAGGCGTGTAAGGATATAAAAGAGGCACGACAAACAATTCGCAGTTTCAGCAAGAAACTTGAAAGACCGCGAGGCTATAGCCGTGCAAGGCTTAACGCTTTTGAGGCTGTTATCAGATCAAAAACGCGCCTAATCAAAATGCTTGAAAGGGAAGTTGAGCAGTGCCAGTGGGCTATGGATAGTCACGCCCAGAATTACAACCTTTAATTGTATACAAAACTAAACGAGGCATATTATGAAAGAAGATATAAAAGATCTAATGTTAAACAACGTGCAGACTGATGATGTTTTTGCTGACAGTGGTGAACTATACGACCACCTAGACTACATGGGGGGAGTCCATGAGATTATTGATTCGTCTATTGATGTTTACTACTACGACCTCCGAAAGTGGGCTGTTGATAATTATGATTTTATTGATGAGGCTATTGAAAGCGGTTTGGTTGCTGAAGGCTGTGATTTCCACACCCTTATCCAAGTCGGTCAGTATGTAGCCCTAAACGCTGAAGCTATTGAACTGGTCGAAGAGTTGTTTACCGAGCATAACGGGAAGCTGTTTAATGTTAGGGAGGTGGCGTAATGAGCGATTTAATAGGCGTTACGTATAAAACAAGGGGTAAGCATCCTAGAATCTGCACTGTAGTTGATGTGCTTAATACCTATAATGGGGCGGGCGAGTTGGTCAGGACGCGCTATGTCTCTGAGCATGATTTTTTAGGGCAAATTGTTATTAATAGTGATGTTTGCAGAGTAACTATTTTAATGGGTAAATTAACCGATTCGGAGGTGGCGTAATGCAAACATTCAAAGTCGATAAAGTAAAAAGGGTGGTCAGCTATGCATACATTAAAGCTGATAGTTTTGCGGATGCTGAAGAGATAGCGGAAATGTATCCAGATAATTTTGAGTTTGATCACGAAGTCGAAGAATTTACAGCGGAGGTTGCAGAATGAACTATCCACAGACAGACAACTGCTGTACGCGCATGGGGTGGGATGAATACACGGCTGAAGCGGGTGAGTATGATCTGCACTTCAGCACCGCCCCTAATACCGATCTGGATGGCACTTTTAAGGCTTTTTGCCATGACAATCAAGAAATCATAGCAATCAACGGGTGGATGCTTGGAGGCATTAGGGAGGTAGCAGAATGAAAAAGTTTTATATTGAGACTGTTGAAACAATCCGCAACAAGTATTACGTCATGGGTGATGACTGGGTTGATGCTCAAGAAAATTTTTATACATGGGAGGGCGTTAAAGAAATTACGCAGGGCGTAGAAGAGAATTTTATATCTGAGGTTGTTGAACATATTAAGGAGGTGGCAGAATGATTAAGCAAAAATATACTTATCATAATTTCCCTGCTTGGGCTATGAGTGCGCTTGTTAATGATGACTATTCAAGCCTAGAAGAAAATGATTGTCTCCTTGTTGATAGTTTCCTTAGTGAGCATATTGATGTTGTCTCATGGGATTATGAATCAGAAACTTTAGATTATGGCAATTTTAAAAACTATCCATTATTTGGACTTGCATCAGATTGTTGCACCATTCACGGATACATTAAGGAGGTAGCAGAATGAGCCACATAGAAAGCTAAACCAACAAGCCCCGCATAGGGGCTTTTTTTATGCCCTCAGATTATTCCGCATATAACCTAATAGCATTAGAAGTTGTGTCCTTATAACTTTATAATGCACCCCATCAATAACCCCCCTTTTAACTTTTTAACCTTTGCGGAGATTAGACAGCCAATGGTTTACTGGTGCGCCTTTGTTTTATTCATGTTAACAGCTATCGCAGTCGATGATCTGCCTCGACCAACAGGTCATCGAGGGGTTGACTCACAGGCTAAGGCGAAATACACAGGCTACTCACAGGCTAGGAGCATCGAGCCTGTGAGCTGTAACCCGCATAGAACCTCATAATTTTAGCAACTCACAGGGTACACAGGCTTTTTTTTACTTTATAAGGAAAATATATATATAGGCTCAAAAGCTGTGAGGTTGACCAAAAAGTTTCCCAACCGATTTTGTTGTTTTTGCCTGTGTAGCCTGTGAGTAAGCCGTAAGCCATTGATTTCATTACATATTTACTCACAGGCTAATTTTCCGAGCCTGTGAGTAGACTGAGCCTGTGAGCCTGTAGCCCAGTGAGGGTAAGGCTTTGAGGCACTCACAGGCTCTGAGATTTAGCCTGTGAGTCAACCATTGGAAGGACACACAACCAAGCGTTGAGCCTTTGCGGTATAATTCAATTCATTAACTGTCATTGATAGGAGCAGAACATTGGGCAACAAGATAGAGATCGACTACGAGAAGCTGTATCAGCTTGCTTCAATTGGCTTGTCAGAGGCGCAGATCGCCACCTCGATGGGTATATCTGAGTCAACGATTGCGAGGCGTAAACGGGACGATGATAGGTTTGACAGCACCTTAAAGGCGGGAAAGCAGGCAGGCATCACCGAGGTGACGAACTCACTGTTTCAATCCGCAACTGGTGAGAAGCCCAACACATCAGCGCAGATATTCTTCCTGAAGAACCGAGCAGGGTGGCGGGATAGAACCGAGGTGGATGCTAACCTCAACGGCTCAGTAGTTGTTGAGCATGACATCGAGCAAGCCCTCAAAGCCTTAAAGGATGCAGGCGTTGACCCTGATAAGTTGTGATGCGTCCCATACCTGATAGGGACGATTGCCTTATAAATCAATGACTTACAGGCTAATGGTGTCACTTTTTAACTTTTTAGGCTGTGGGGGTGGGGGTCAAACCTGAAAAAACCGCCTCGCAAAAACGGGACTCCCGCCATATACAGTATGGGGGCACATATAGAGATACACATAGAGGGCAAAAAATGCCGTTATATAAAAAAGCAAAAAAGGAAGACACAGCAACAGGGTTTCAGGGCGTACCTTCTACCCCTGAAGCTAGATTGTTTGAGATGTTGCAAAATAAAAGACAGATTACGGCTACAGCAATATCTGAAGAAGTAGGCGCACTGGATGAAAAGGCAATGTATCCAGATCAGCTACTACTTCAAACGCACCCCTCAGAGATGTCTAGCAGAATGCTTGATGCGGCACAGGTTCGTATCAATGAAGATCCAGAGTTTGCCGTGGCGTACAGAAACTCAACAGATTATGTACCTAACCCCTTAAAAGCTATGAAGCGATTAGGTGAGAGAGCCTTGTCATCGACTGGATCAGCGGGGTCGTTCTTGTTTTGACAGAAAAAGCTACTAAAAAAGCGGTTCGCAAAAAGGACGGTCTGTCCCTGAGCGAAGACCAAAAAAATAAGGCGGAAAAAATAGCTGAAGCTATCCGTGTTGTAAAACTGCACAAAGCGCAAAACCGTCTCCAGTATTGGGAGCCATACGGTTGGCAGAAAAAGTTTTACAAGGCGGGGACTGATAACAAGCAAAGAATGCTTATGGCGGCAAACCGCGTAGGCAAAACTGCTAGTCAGGCGGCAGAGGTAGCGTTCCACCTCACAGGCTTATACCCAGATTGGTGGGAAGGTATACGATTCACGCGACCTACAAAGATATGGTGTTTGGGGGTTTCGGGTGAGCAGTTGCGGGATGTAATTGTTAAGGAGTTGATGGGCATCTACCTCGGTGAGGGTAAGTTCGATGGCTCAGGTCTTATACCGCAAAACAAAATTTTCCAAGTGACCCCCGCTATGGGGACACCACGCTTGCCGAGGGATGTAGCAGTACACCATGCGGCAGGGAATACAAGTCTTGTAAGTTTTAAAAGTTACACACAGGGACAGCACGTTCTTATGGGTAGTTCGCAAGACTATATATGGATCGATGAGGAGCCAACCGACCCCACAATATACCCACAATGTCTAACGCGAACAGCGACTGGTAATGATGGTAAGGGCGGCTACCTTGTCGGTACTTTGACCCCAGAGAACGGGATGACTGAGTTAGTTTCCCAGTTCATGGACAAGCCTAATAAGGGTCAGTACCTACAGAACGTAACGTGGAACGATGCTCCACACATTACGGACGAGACGAAAGCGCAGTTATTAGAGGCGATTCCTGAGTATCAGCGTGATATGCGCTCGAAGGGTATACCCGTGTTGGGTGAAGGGATGGTATTCCCGATAGCGGAAGAGGTTGTTAAGTGTGAGCCGTTTGAGATTCCTGCTCACTACAAGAAGTTGGCGGCTGTGGACTTTGGTATTACGCACCCGACTACCTGTGTCTGGACAGCATACAACCCAGACAACGACACGATCTATGTGTACGACTGCTACAAGAAAGAGGGTGAAGTACCCGCCGTACACGCAACTGTTATTAAGAGTAGAGGCAAGGATATACCTGTTATCTACCCGCACGATGGGGATAACACAGAGAAAGGTTCAGGAAAGACACTGGCTGAGATGTATACCGAGGCGGGTGTGTTGATGATAGGTAGATTTACCAACCCAGACGGCACTAACTATGTCGAGCCTGCGTTGATGGAGATGTTAGAACGGTTCAGAACTGGACGACTGCAAGTGTTCAGCAATTTGGTTCCGTGGTTTGAGGAGTTTCGGCGATACCACCGAAAGAAAGGGAAAATCCACAAAGAGTTTGATGATTTGATGGATGCAACGCGCTATTCAGCGATAAGCGTTACACGTTTTGGTCAGAACATGGCAGAGCGTAACCAACTAACCAATGGACAATCAGGATACCAGAGTAATGAATATAGCTTCTGAGATAGATGAGAAAGAACTACTAGCCTCACTTGAGAAAAACATTAACGCCTCAGACTCATACGCTGAGAGCGAGATAGGTTATCAGCGAGACAAGGGTCATCGTTACTACTACGGTCAGCCACTTGGCAATGAGCGTAAAGGTCGTAGCCAACACGTTTCGATGGACGTATTTGACGCAGTTGAGTCAGTTAAAAGTCTCTTGATGGAGACATTCAGCGCAGACCGCAACGTGTGTAGGTTCGACCCTCAAACCTCAGAGGATTTTGTGCCTGCTAAGATGGCAACGGCACTTGCTAACTACATCTTCTATCGTGAAAACAAAGGTTCAAAAATTCTGCACGATGTGATCCATGATGCACTGATCGCTAAGACGGGTATCGTCAAGAGATACTACAAAGACTATTACGAGTATGAGGAAGAAACCTTTGAGGGTATAGATGAAGCCAGTTTCAACATGATTGCTTCAGACCCGAATGTGACGCTGACTGAATACGCTGAGAACCAACAGATGGGGCAGATACAAGACCCGCAGACAGGTCAGATTGTTGATGTGCCTCAGATGACGTACAGCGGTGAGATTGTTCGTAAGGTTGATAAGAGTAAAATCTGTATAGAAGTTATCCCACCTGAAGATTTCCTAGTAACACCTCGTGCGACTGATGAAGACGATGCTGATTTCTGTTCGCACCGCACAAGCAGAACGCGAGGTGAGTTGTTAGCCGAAGGGTATTCGCAAGAGTTAGTAGACAAGTTAGATGAAGATCGTGGTCTGCATGAGGATGGATCGCTAGGTCGTGATTCTGTAGATGGGTATAGACACGATGACGATGCGGATGGCGACCATGACCGTGGTTATGTAACTGTCTATGAATCTTACTTGAAGAAGTATCGTGAAGACTTACAGAAGTGTGTAATCCTGAAAGTGCTTCACAGCCGCAGAGCCTTGTTGGATGTAGAGATCGTAAGTTCAAAACCGTTCCGTTATTTTACGCCGTTCCCATTGCCTCACCGCTTCCACGGGATGAGCCTTGCAGAAGTATTGTTCGACATCCAGAAAACACAGTCTAGCTTGAAGCGAGGCGTTGTAGACCATACGTTTATGACTAACACCTCACGCTTTGTAGCTAACCTGTCGTTGGTTAAGAATCCACGCGACCTATTAGATAACAGGGTAGGGGCGGTGATTGATGTTAACAGTCCTAACCCTGAGTCTGTTGTACGACCAATGCCAATGCCTAACCTCTCAGGCACAGTCTTCCAAGCGATTGAGAACCTAGAAACTGAGAAAGAAGCGCGAAGTGGTATGAGCCGTATGGCGCGGGGCATGGACAGCACAGTTGTTAGTAAGCAGAACAGTTCTGACCTTATCACGCAGTTTATGAATGCTTCAAACCGCAGAATCATGGTGATGGCGCGTAATCTGGCTGAAAACTTCCTAAAACCGCTAATGCACGACATTTATGAGTTGGCGATTGAGAACGAGAGTCAGGACAAGCTAATCGAGTTGGATGGTCAGTTCATCCCAGTAAATCCATCAATGATGGGTTCACGCTCAGAGATGTCAGTAGCGGTAGCCCTTACCCCTGAAGAGCAGGCGCAAGAGGCTCAAATGCTGTTAAGCCTAGATTCTCAATTCACTATGAATCCGCAAGACCCATCGTTGGGTGGTATGTATGGCGCACCACAACGTCACGCAATGCTCAGTAGAGCCTTTGAGTTGCTGAAT